CCGAAAAAAATGTGATTTGCCCCTTGACATATTGCCGGGAATATGGTATAATAATTTATGTCAAGGGGCGGTACAAAAAATAAAGCCCCCGACAGAAAGAGGTAATGATTATGAAGACCATCAAGCTGAGCACCAAGGCGCTGGAAACCCTCAACCGCATCGGTGACTATCCCACCCGAAATTGGATTTACGTCCGTGATTATTATACTGGCAAGTACAAGCGCATCTCGAAAGCAGTGTTTGATGACCCGGCAACGGTTTGCTTTAAGATGCAGACCGAGTGGGAATACATCAAAGTCAAAGCGATAAAGTAAGACTTGTTCACACAATCCCACCTAATCGCAACAGAACGCCGCCTGTGAGCCGTTGGAGCAATCAGGCGACATGATTATGAGCAAAAACAAGCAAGACGTTAGAACGCGAGACAGGAGGCAATATGGGCATGTATTACGAAATCAACGAGGAAACCGCGAAGGCATCAAAGCTGATGATGTCACTTGACGACTACGAAGAAAACAGCACGACGAACGAGTATCGCACAATGTGCGACAGGGCGCAGGAAATCGCAGAGGAGCAGAAGCAGAAGCACCCGGAATGCGCGGAGACAATCGACATGATACTCAATCGATACTGCCGGAAGTTGGCGGAGTGGATAAACCGCGAGAACGCCATTGGTACGATGTGTCCTTCTGTCATGATTGCCGGTCCGGCTGGCATCAATCGAGCGAAGAAGGAAAAGCAGATTGCTGCATATAGAAGAAACGCGGAAAAGTACGAAGAAATCAGCGGATTGATTAGCCGCATACAGAGCGTCGGAACGGGCGGAATCAAGGCAGGAGACGCAAACGCGCTGGAAAAGCTCAAAAACAAACTGGAAAACATGGAGGAATGTTATCAGACGATGAAAAAGGCGAACGCCTACTACAAAAACAACGGAACGCTTGACGGGTTTTATCTCTTTGACGAGATAACAGAAGAAAAAATGCACGAATACAAACACAGCGGGCAACCGTTTAGTGCTTACACGCTGCAAAACTGTATCGCAGAGATACGGAGAATCAAGGCACGAATTGCAAGTATCACCGCCGTGAAGGAGGAAGGGGGCGGCGAAAAGGTAATCAAGGGAATCCGCGTGGTGGAGGATACGGACGACATGCGCATTCGCCTGATTTTCCCGGATAAGCCCGACGAGGAGACGCGAAACGCGCTAAAGGCAAACGGCTTTCGCTGGTCGCCGAAGAACAGCGCGTGGCAGCGGATGCTCAACGCAAATGGGCGCTGGGCGGCAAAGAACTTCCTTGCAACGGTAAAAGATGAGAGCAATGAGAGCTAAAAGCGTGATATAATATAAAATGTAAAAAGCAGCAAGAGAGGCGCGAGCAGTAATGCAAGCGTCTTTTTTGTTGGAAGAGGCGACTATGGAAGAGCTGCTCTTGCCTCTTCAGCGGCGGGATTTATGCGCGAGTGCGCTTTGTTGCGTTGGCGGGGACGCGACGGACGAAGAGGAGGGAAAATTCGTTGATTGACTGGAACGGCATCAAAATCGTCGAAACGGATTGTATGCTGCCGGTTGACCGCGTAAAACCCTACGCGAGAAACGCAAAGCGGCATCCGCAGGAGCAAATCGACGAAATCAAGGCAAGCATCAAGCGGTTCGGCATGGATGACCCAATCGGCATCTGGGGCAAGGAAAACCTGATTGTCGAGGGTCACGGTCGGCTGGAAGCGTGCAAGCAGCTCGGCATCCCAACAGTGCCGTGCATCCGCCTCGACCACCTGACGAAGGAAGAGCGCAAGGCGTACACTCTGGCGCACAACAAAACCAACATGGACAGCGGCTGGGACTTTACGGCGCTCGACCAAGAGCTGTCGGAAATCGTTGATATAGACATGAGCGAGTTCGGTTTCGGAGCCCCCCTCCCTGAAGAAGAAATCTGGCAAGCAAACGAAAACAGCATATCATTAGCTGACAAATATACATTCGCGCCATTTTCTGTCCTTGATGGCAGGAGTGGAGAATGGCAGAAACGGAAAAATCAATGGCATTCCGTTATTGGCGACAGCAGGGAAGGACGACCTGATTCGCTAATTGGCAGTCTCGGTTCTCTTGCAAAGGCGCAAGGGCATAAATACAGCGGGACAAGTGAGTTTGACCCGGTTCTCTGCGAGGTTTTGATAAAATGGTTCTGCCCACCCAATGGGAAAATCGTTGACCCGTTTGCTGGCGGAAACGTTCGCGGCGTAATTTCCGCAATCCTCGGCAACGAGTATCACGGAGTAGATATTCGCCCGGAGCAGATTGCAGAAAATGAATCGTCTCTACAAAAAATCCGTGCAGATTACGCACAAGCGCCGAAGTGGCATTGCGGCGACAGCGCGAATATTGACGCGATGCTCTCAAAAGAAGCACCGTTTGATTTTTTTTTGATGTGTCCGCCGTATGGAGACTTAGAAAAGTACAGCGACGACCCGAAAGACCTATCAACGATGAAGTACGAGGATTTCATCGTTGCATATAGGGACATAATCAAAAAGACGGCAGCGCTTCTTTCGGAAAACGCATTTTGTGCCGTTGTGGTTTCTGACATCCGTGACAGGAAAGGAATGTATCGCGGCTTTACCGCTGAAACAATCAAGGCATTCACGGATTGCGGCGCAAAGCTATATAACGACATAGTAAAACTCGATTCAACGTGTGGCGCGGCGGTTCGAGTGGAAGGGCAATTTCGAGATGCGCGCAAAGTCGTGCGTGTCCACCAAAACGTTCTTGTTTTTGTCAAAGGAGACCCGCGCAGAATCAAAAAGGGAGAATACGAGTTTGATTTTGGCGAAAGCGAAGCGGAGAATGCCTAAAACATGTAGCAAGCGAGGTGCCCGCCCATGAAGAAAGAGCCTGACGGTGACCTCGACATCCCGGAAATCCACTTCCCGGACACAATCACACTTGACGACGATATAGACTTCTCCGTCGCTGACTTCTCCATCGTAGACGAGGAAGAGCAGACGCGCATCCTAAAGCCAAAGATGGCGAAGTCAGCAATCTACAACAAGGCGGATTTTCAATACGCACGCGACCTTGCCGCAAAAATTTGCCTGGAACGCAACGCACGGACTACTTGCATTGTTCCTGGCAATTTCATTTTTGGCGACTTGCCGGAAGCACTTGTGATGTATCGCGGCATCGACCTCAAAACAATCTACTGCTCAACGTTGTCACTATCAGAGAACAACGTGGACAGCTTCAAAAATCTGCTGCTTTTCCGCAACGTGGAGAAAATCAATCTGATGCTGTCCGGCTACTTCTACAGCCACTACAAAACGGATTTAATTCCGTACTTGTATGAGGAGCTGGACATCGACAACAAATTGCAAGTGGCGTTCACAAATACGCACATGAAAATCCTGCTGATGGAAACGCACAAGGGGAATCATTATGTGCTGACGGGGAGCGCGAATTTGCGGAGCGCGTCTTGCCTGGAGCAGTTCGACTTCGAGGAGAACAAGGAACTGTTCAACTTCTACAAGGAAGCGTTCGACAGCCTTATTGACAAGTACAAAACAATCGACTACACGAAACCCAAAATCGCAAGGGGGAATAAAGCATGGCAAGCGGTTCGGGCAAAGGGCGAAAATTAACGCTGAAAGGCTCATCGTCCGCAAAGGGCAGACGCAGAAAATACAGTTCGCGGTTCAAACTCAACCGCGTAACGGGCGAAATCACGAACGAAAAGCGCAGCACGAGGGTTTAAGCAATCAGGGAGGCGATAAAGCGTGGAGTTTTCGCGCCTTTACGAGAATCTGTCAAAGTGGTTTCCTCTCAAATCAGAGTGTGCAGGTGCATATGACATCCCGGTTATCGCGCCAACAAGCGAACCGGACGTGACGGAGTGGATTCCATTCAATGACCTTTCCAAGCCATTCAAGGCGACGCAGGGCATCCATATGTTCGTCGACGACTACCGCATGAAGCGACTATGGGCGCAACCAGACAGGTATCTTGCGATTTTGGAGCTTGCCGGGTGCGTCGCATCCCCGGACTTCTCCATCTATCAGGACACGCCCGAAGCGCTGAACATATATTGCCACTACATGAAGCACTGGCTTGCGGCTTATTGGCAATCATACGGCATCAAGGTAATCCCTACAATCTGCTGGGGAAGCAAAAAGACGTTCAGTTGGTGTTTTGACGGAGAGCCGACGAACGCACCGGTAATCGTTTCATCCGTTGGAACGCAAAAAAATCCAGAAAGCAAAAAAGCATTTTTGGATGGGTATAACGCGATGGTGGAGCGACTATCACCAACTGTAATTCTGCTTTGCGGGAAAAAGCCGAAAGAATGCACGGGTAATATCGTAGAAATCGCGCCATTCTACGACAGCGTTGTCAGGAGAAGAAAAGATGTTTCAGTTTAGGTTGCAAGCGTGGGGGGGGGAGAGGCGGCAGCATTTCGGCGAAAAACACCTCTTCCACCTATGTTTCCGGCGGGAAAGTCGCAACCGTCGAATATTACAGCAAAAATAACGGCTCACGCATCGAAAAAATCCGGACATTCGCCAACAATGACGGGTTTGTGAAAGACTTGGAAGTGTTTACAACATCAAATCTGGCTAAAAAACAATATGACGTGGTTGTACCACTTCGTATTTTGACCAGGAGAGAAGAGACTCCGTATCTTGGAAGCAGTAAGGAAGGTTTTGCGCTGGGTAGAAAAACAGGGAGGTCGGAAACAGCTCATATCGGCATCAATGTCAACACGCCGAAGGGTGTATCTGAAAAGCAAGAGGCAGATGCTAAAAAGGCTGCAACAAGAATGATGCAACGAAGCGCCGAGCATTTCGTCAACGGTGTTGCACACGGGCAAACGACGCTTGAAAATCTTGGAGAAGTGTTCAAGAAGCAGCCTGCGCTCTCTGCGATGCAGACGTTAGAATTAAATAGTAAAATCAGGTAATCAGGCGGTGAGTAAATGCCAACGGAACAGGAAACAAAACAGTATCCGCACGGGAAACATCCTAACAGCCTTGCGAATCTCAAAAAGGGAAAGCGCTTCGGGAATGGCGAGGGTAATACGCTGAATGCGCGAGAAGAAAACAAAAAGTCCGTCGCAGTTCGGAACGGCAACAAGACATTGCGTGAATTTGCGATTGACTTTGCAGATAAGCCGATGAAAAACGGAATAACATTCAAGGAAGCGTACATCATGCGCCTTGCAAAAATGGCTGCCGATGGTAACCTTGCCGCTATGCAGTTTTTCGCAAAACTCATCGGGGAAGACCCCGGCGACACCGTGACCGTCAAAGCGCCGACGCTGTCCGAGGACGCGAAAGCCGACATTGACAAGCTGCTGAAAGAGACGCGGGGAGAAGTAAAATGACGACGCTGACGCGGGATGAAGTGTGGAACATCTGGCGATACCATCCCGCCGCCGTCGGAAGAATGTGCGGATTCCGTGATTTGACGGACGAACTTCACGGACGCTGGATGCAGCACATCATCTTCGGTGCAGAGGACTACACGCTTCAAGCGCATCGCTTGTCCTACAAGTCTTCATGCCTTTCCGTTGCGCTTGCAATGTGGTGCGTTCTAAATCACGGTAAAAACGCGATTTTCATGCGAAAAACCGACAGCGACGTTGTGGAGAGCATCGCGCAAGCGAAGAAGGTATTCGCGAACGAGGCTTTTTGCTACATGGCGCAAATCCTCATGCAGCAGGACGTGACGCTGCTGAAATCGGGCGGCAACTGCATGACGGTGAGCGTGTACGATTCGCCGCGTGGCGCTGACCAGCTAATCGGCATTGGCTGCGGGTCATCCATGACGGGCAAACACGCAGATTTGATTGTATGCGACGACGTTGTAAACCTCAACGACCGCATCAGCCGCGCAGAGCGTGAGCGCACCAAGGGCGTTATACAAGAGCTGCGAAACATCGTCACCCGCGACGGGCGAATCGTCTTCATCGGTACGCCCTGGCACATCGAGGACGCGTTCACGCTGGTTGCGCCGCCGGAAAAGCACGACTGCTATTCCACCGGGTTAATTGCGCCGGAGAAGCTGGAAGAGCTGCGGAAGTCCATGTCACCGTCACTTTTTGCCGCGAACTACGAGTTGCGCCACATCGCCGCCGAAAACGCGCTGTTCGACACGCCACCGACGTTCACGCCGGAAGTGGAGAAGCTGCGGGACGGCATCGCACACGTTGACGCTGCATACGGAGGCGAGGACTACACCGCGCTGACGTGCGCCAAGAGAGACGGCGACACGCTATATTTGTACGGACGCTTGTGGCGCAAGCACGTTGACACGCTGATGGAAGCACTGCAATCGGAGACGGAGCGCCTAATGTGCGCCCCGATTTACTGCGAAACAAACGGCGACAAGGGATATTTGGCGCGGGAATTGCGCCGCCGCAATATGGCAGTACGCGCATACCCGGAGAAAATGAACAAGTACCTAAAAATCAGCACATACCTCAAAAAGTGGTGGGGGAATATCGTGTTTTTGGAAGGTACAGACAGGGATTATATCGCGCAGATTATGGATTACACCGAGGACGCGGAGCACGACGACGCGCCGGACAGCGCCGCGTGCTGCTGCCGGATTCTCGATAGGAGCGGCGCGAGTTTATACGTTGGGGGGTGATACAGATGTTCACAAAAATCACATGGCAGGATTGGCAGAACGAGCCGGACAAGGGAAAGGCAACGCTGGCGGTTATTGGTGAATACAAGCATAGCGAGGACTTTGACAAGGCTGGAATCGCGCAACGATACTACGAGGCGCGGAACGACACGGTTTCCGCGAAAGTAGTGCTACAAGCGACCACATCGGAGACGGAACAGACCACCGCCGACGGGAAAAAGGTAAAGAAGAAAGCGACGGCAACGCAAGCAATCCCCGGACAGCGCATTTACAGCGATTTTTTCCGCCGCTTTACCATGCAGCAGGCGAATTATCTGCTTGGTAATGGCGTGGAGCTGGAAAACGACGAAACGAAAAGCAAGCTGGGAACCGGGTTCGATACGACACTTGCGAAAATCGGACTGTATGCGCTTGTTCATGGCGTGTGTTGGGGCTATTGGAATCTCGACCACGTTGAGATTCTGCGTGCGTACACGGACAAAAATAGCGGATTTGTGGCGCTGCTGGACGAGCTGACGGGCGAACCGATGGTTGGTGTGCAGTTCTGGCAGATTGGTGACGACAAACCGCTGATGGCGCGTGTATTCGAGCCGGACGGCGTGACGGTCTACAAGACACGCGAGAATGCCTCTGATTTGGAGGTGGCGCAGGAGAAACGCGCCTACAAGCGCACATATGCGAGGGACATCACAGGCGAGCGCCTTGTGTCCGAGGAGAATTATAGCGCACTGCCGATTGTGCCGCTGTACGCGAACGACAAGAAGCAGACGGAGCTGACGCTTGCAATCCGTTCCAAAATCGACCTGTACGACATCGTTCTTTCCGACTTTGGCAACAATCTGGAAAAGGCGAATGATGTTTACTGGGTGCTGAACAACTTTGGAGGCAACTTCGACGAAGTAGCGCTGATGCTGGAACAGATTCACCGACTGAAAGCAATCGCGAACATTTCGGACGGTACGTCATCCAGCACGGTAACGCCGGAGACGTTTGAAGTGCCGTATGCCGCGCGTCAAACCGCGCTGGAACTGCTGGAACGGCAGCTATACCGCGATTATATGGCGCTGGATGTATCGGAGCTGACGGGCGGCAGCCTGACGAACGTTGCAATTCGGGCAAGCATGGCGAATCTGGACTTGAAGGCGAACGCCTACGAATGGCAGTGCTTTGATTTCGTGCAGAAACTGCTGCGGATTCTGGGCATCGAAACCGAAACAATCCGATTCAAGCGGCAGACGATTACCAACGAGAGCGAAATCATCCAGAACATCTACACAGCGCAGGGCGATTTGGACAAGGAGACGCGCTTGAAGCTGAACCCGATGATTCTGCCGGAGGAAATCGACGACATCATCAAGCGCGGGGAGGAAGAATCGCTTCTTGGCATCCGCATTGCGCAACAGGCAATGCAGCAGACGGAGGGGGACGAACAGAATGCTTCTGATTCTGATGGTAATTCTGGCAGTGTTGGCAGCTAACAACGTGATTATCGTTCCGGGCTGGCTCTTGTGGTTTGGCTTCATCGTAGGGACAATTGCGTGCATTGACGAACACGATTCGTTGTGGAAGAAAAAGCCGTGACGGACGTAGAGCGCAACGATTTGCGCGAAGCCGCGCTGCAAATGCGCATAAAGGCGATGTACCAAGAGGCGCTTGACATCGCCACGGAGCGCCTGAAAGACTTCTTGCGGAAAAAGCAGCAAGTGGACGATGGCAAGATAAAGCCGCCCGCATACTACGACACGCCCGAAAAGGTAGAGCAGTGGAAAGCTGGTTTTGTCCGGGAACTCATCCGCCAATATCGCGTGGAAGAAGTCATCATGGAGGAAATCTGCAAGGCAGGGAAACGGGCAACCGACGACATCCGGAACACGATGGGCGACGTGTACGCCGATAGCTTAGGAGAGGCGCAAACCGTCATCGAGGCGCAGGCAGACCGCGCGGGTGTCAAGGTGTCGTTCGCACAGCCCAACAAGCGCGAAATCAAGGCGATTTTCGCCGCGAACGAGACAGCATTTACAAAGCTGGCATACAAGAATTTAGGGCAGAATACCGAAATTCGCCACAAGCTGCAAAACGCGCTGGCGCTCTCGTCCACGCTGGGCGAGGACAAGACAAAACTCACACACCGCATCCAAGATATCACAGGGCAAAGCGAGTGGCAAGCGCGGAGAGTGGCGCAGACGGAACGGACACGTTCGCAAAACCAAGCTTCCTATGCCGCGTCACAGGAAGCCGCAGACCAAGGCGTGCCGATATACAATCGGTGGCGGTGTCGTTTCCGCAATAGCCGCGAACCGCACATGGCGCGGCATGGGCAAGTTGCAAAGCAAGGCGAATGCTTTCCGAACAGTAACATGCGTTTTCCGGGCGACCCGAACGGCAGTGCTGCGGAAACCATCAATTGTCATTGCGGCATCCGCCCGATTGTGTTGCTTTCGACCGAGTACATGGGCGAAGACGGCAAAATCCACAAAAAGGAGTAGCGTATGCCGGGAATGAAAGACAATACTGCTCAAATTCAGCAGCAACTTGATAGGGCTATGAAAATCGCATTGCTGGCAATTCGAACTGACGCTGTTGGCATGGTGCGCGACACGATGGACTACGCATATCCCAAACCTATATACTACAATGGAGACTTGTGGCTCGATATTAGCGCGGAAATCAACAGCGAGGGGAACGGAATTGTCGTTGGAACAAATATGGAATATGCGCCATATGTGCATGATGGACACGCCGGACACGCCGTATTTTTCCCGAACATTGGAGACAAAGGCGAGTTTCGCGTTATGCCGGGAGGCTACACGCCGGGACGACCATTTTTAACCGACACATTTAAAAACAGCGAAAATGCACAACGTCTCGTTGACATCGTAGCCGACCAAATCAAACAGAATATGGACTAATCACAGCAATATCAGCGCATGGCAAAGAACCGCCGTGCGCTGTTTGCATATATGCGGAAAAGCAAAGCACCGCATTTCCGCAAACAATCAAAGGCGCAAAGCACCGCGCCCCGAAGCAAAGGAGATTGAATCATGAACATCCTCACCCGAAAGAACCTGAAAGCCCTGAATGTGCCTGATGAAGCGATTGACGCGATTGTGGAAGCCCACAGCGACGCAATTAACGACATCAAAGCGGAGCGTGACAAGTACGCGGAACAGGCGAAGCAGATTGCAGCGCTGACCACGGAGCGCGACACGCTCAAGCAGCAGCTTGCCGACGCGAAGAAGAGCGGCGGCGACGCGCAGAAGATTCAGGAGGCGTTCGACGCCTACAAGCAGCAGGTGGAAACGGAAAAGAAAACCGCGACGCTGACAACCGCAGCGAGAAAGCTGCTGACCAGCAAGGGGATGCAGGAGAAACTTGCTGACCTTGTGATGGCAAAGCGCGGACTGGACGGCATCGAACTCGACGACAAGGGCGCAATCAAGGACGGCGACAAGCTGATTGACGCGCTCAAGGGCGAATATGGCGACCTTTTCTCCACGCAGCAGCAGCAGGGGACACCTACCACAACCCCGCCGAGCGGCGGCAATGCCACGCACGGCAGCGGACGCGCCGCAGCACTGGCGGCGAAGTACGCGCAAGATATGTATGGCGCAGTTGCGCCGGAAGGAGCGAATAAATGAGCTTTACCAGCAAGGCAACCGGGACTGTTTACCAGCCCGGTTATTTTCTTGAGAACGCGGAAGACGCAATCCGCGAAACCAAGCAGATTAAGCAGTCGGGCGCTACCACCGCCGAAAACGGCGCGAAGTACGTCAAAATGGGGACTGTTTACCACGCGAACGACGGCACTGCCGTCGGCATCGTATACGAGGACGTGGACGTTACCAGCGGCGATATGCCCGGCAGCGTCGTGACGCGCGGCACGGTTTACGAGAGCCGTCTCCCCACTGAAATCAACAGCAACGCCAAGAGCGCGCTGACGGCAAAGGGCTTCTACTTCATCGCCGCCGAAGCCGCGACGGTGCGCCCGTACTGACGAAAGGAGAATACTATGCAGATTCCGTCTTTTGAAAACAATATTTTCGGTCTTATTCCCAAGGAGGAGTGGCTGGATGTTGGCTTTAACGTCAGCCGCCCGAATGACCCGGTTGACGCGCTGTTTCCCGACGAATACAGTGAAAATCTCGTGGCTAAGTGGCAGGAGATTGCCAACCAGTACCAGCTTCCCGTGATGGCGGACTTCCACAGCTTTGATAGCCGGACGAACATCGCCACCCGCATCCCCGTCGACACGCACAGCATCGAGAAAGGACTGATTAAGGTAAAAATTAACCAGTCCGAGCGTATGCGTGCGCTGCTGCGTTCCGGCGTGCAGAATGATGCTATGTACGACTACGTTATCCGTGACGGCATCATGCTCGCCGACCAAGTTGTGACGCGAACCAAGGTTGCGAAGAACGAAGTTCTGGCGACTGGCAAAATGACCATCAAGGAAAATGACCTTGACCTGACTATCGACTATGGCGTGAAGCCGGAACAGACGGAATTCACGTTCGACTTCAGCGAGGACGCGGACATTCCTGCACAGATTCAGTTCGTTGTTGACACCGCGCTGGACGCTGGCACGACGCTGGACACCATCGTAACGAGCCGCAAGGTTATCAACAAGATTCGCGCAAACAGCGCAATCCAGAAGCGCATCAACGGCACGTTGAGCGAGGGCGCATATGTAAGTAACGCCGCGCTGAATACGTTCTTCTCCACGGAGTACGGCATCAACCGCGTTATCACTAACGATTTGCAGTACGCCATTGATGGCGGCATCGGCGCGGACGGGCGACCGATTCGCACCACGAAGCGCTATTTCCCGCAGGACAAGATGACGTTCATCGGCACTGGCAGCGCCATGACGCGCATCGGCGCGGGCTTGTGGGGACAGACCCCGGAAGAAACGGTCAACACCGCGAACACCGGGCTTAACGTCAACCAGTCCGGTCAGCACCGCTATGTCATGGTGTCGCAGTGGGTGGAAAATGACCCTGTTGTGCTTTGGACGCGGGCATCCGGCTTGTTCATGCCTGTTATCTTCAACCCGCAGAGCATCTGGATTGCGACTATTACGGACGCGGCGACGGGGCAGTTGACGGTCTCCTCTGCCGCTGGCACGGGCAAGGGCAACACGAAGCTGACTGTCAGCCCCGCGAAGGAATCCAGCTCCAACCTGTACAAGGTTAAGTCCGGCACGACCGCGCCGACTGCGACTTACGGGCAGAATGTCCGCACTTGGAGTAACTGGGACGGCACGTCCGACCTTGCGATTGCGACGGGGCAGAAGGTGACGGTTGCGGAATGCACCAGCGACTACCGCGTAATTCGTTCCGGCAGCGCGACGGTGACGGCGGCGACCTAATGGAGGTGGAAACATGGCTGTGACGCTGGAAATGGCAATGCGCGAGTGTAACAACTTTTTCGAGCGCTGCAAGTACACGGGAGAGATTCGCATCTTGGGCGGGAAAATCGTTCCTGACGTAGGTTCGCCCTATGTGTACATCAGCGGCAGCGCGCGGAACGACGGCGTTCACAGCCTTGTTTCTGGCGCAATGGAGGACGCGGACGGGGAGGAAACTTTCGACGGCACGTTGTGGTTTCTGTACCCGCCGCGCCCGTTTGTCGAAATTGCAAAAGAATGCGCGGAGTACGAAACGAAAAACCCAACGGGGGCATACACCTCGGAATCGTTCGGGCATTACAGCTATTCGCGCGCAACCGGGAGCAACGGCGTTGTGACGTGGCAAGCGGCATTCGCGGACAAACTGCGACCGTATAGGCGCATGTATACGGAGATGGGCTGATGGCGTGGACTGATTTTCTCGATGACGCTTGCATCGTTGACAAGCGCACAGAATCCGACGGAATGGGCGGCATCGTTGTCACATGGGCAGATGGCGCGCCGTTCCGCGCCGGATTCATCCGCAACAGCAGCACGGAAGCCCGGATTGCATACCAGAACGGCATCCGCGAACTGTTTACCATCGTATTTTCCGATATGCTGGAACTGCTGCCGAACGACCGCGTGAAACGGATTTCCGACGGTAAGGTCTTCCGCATCACGTCGGACGCGCGAGATATGACAACGCCGGAGCAGAGCGATATGCACTTTCGCGAGGCGGACGCGGAGGTGGTGACGGCATGATTGACTTGCAGCGGAAACTATACAAGTTTTGGAACAGTTTCACCTACGAGGGCAAGCCAATTCCCGCGTATGTTGAGGACGCAGTGCCGGAGGAAGCGTCTTTTCCCTATTTCGCGTTTCAGTTACAAGAGGGGGACGCGTTCGGAAAGTCCACAATGATTTGTACCCTTTGCTGTCAGGCAGAAAACGGCAGCAACGTAAACTTGCAGCGTGCGGCAATCCTTGACGAGGTTCGCCGCGCTATTCCGCCGGATGGAACTGCAATCTATTGCGACGATGGCTTTATCACCCTGTACCGCAACAATAGCAACTTTTTCCGCCTTGAAGTGGACACAACGCTCAAGAGCGTCTGCTATGGACGGATTTACTATGAAATCGTGACTTACTACACCTAATAGGAGGTAAAAAAAATGACGACTGGGCTTCGGGCAAGCACATTTGAGAATCTGCAGCTCAATGCCGGGATGTTTCTCGCCAATTTTGACTATTCCACCGCCACGGACGCGGCGACGCTGGGCGCGCTGTTGAAAACGGAGCGCGAAAAGACAAGCGGCTCTGCGCTGATTGGCGCGACGCGTGGCGGCGGCACATTCGTCTGCACGCCCAACACGCGCAGCATCGAGGCAGACGGCAAGCGCGAGGAATGGAAAGGCAGCAGCGTCAACGATGGCTGGACTATCAAGCTGACGACTACCCTGCTGGAAATCAACGCCACCAACCTTAAGCGTTCTTTCGGCACTGCCGACGTAACGGACACGGAGAAGAAGCACACAATCAAGATTCGCACTGACATTAAGGATGCGGATTATATTGATAGCCTTGTCTGGGTGGGCGACACCTCGAAGGGCTATGTGCTGATTGCCATCAAAAACGCGCTGAACACGGCGGGCGCAACGCTGACGTGGACGGACAAGGGCGAGGGCACTATTCCGGTGGAGTTTACCGCGCATCAGGATGGGCTGGAAACCGACGGATATGCACCCTGCGAGGTCATTTTCTTCGACCCCGCCGCCTAACAACACGCGGCAGGGTTCGCGCCCTGCCGCATTTTAGTGAATCTGAGGAGGAAAACGCATGAATACCGCAACCGCATTTGAGCAGATGGCGAACGCCATTCCCTACATCGACAAGCTGGTCAACAGCAAGGAAATGAAAGCCTTTGTGGAAGAAAAGAGTAAGGGTGACGTTGTCGGACGCGACATCCTGATGAAAATGCTGCCGATTCTGTACGCCAAGCATCCCAAGGAAACGATGGGCATTCTCGGCGCGATGCACGGAAAGACGGCGGAGGAAGTCGCAGAAATGGACTTCACCGAAACCGCCGCCATGATGGACAAGGACACGCTCGATTCGCTGTTTGCTTTTTTTACCTTTGCGCTTCGTCTGGGGTGCATCATGTAATTCCTGTGCTGTACAAGTACCGCCCGCAAAATGTTCACGCGCTGGGGGTACTTCTGGCGCACGAAACGCAGGAGGAAGCAAAACGCTGCTACATGGCTAATATGGCGTGGATGACGGTGCTCGCTATTTCGTCGTTCGGCGGAGCGAATCTGGAAATCCCGTCATATAGCGACGTTTTCGGCGCAGAGAAGCACGAAACAAAGCAAAAAACAGCAGAGGAAATCTGCGACGACATTATAAACGGACTAATGGCGAGGGGAGGTGCAGAAGATGGCGGAAGCATTTGAGTTGTACGCAAGTTTTAAAATTGATACAAGCGGCTACACGCAAGAGCTGAATAAAATCAGGCAGGAAATGGAGCAGTTTCAGCAGGAACTTAACAGCCTTGCTATTCATCCGACGTTTGACGGTGGACGTTTTCGGTCGGAATTGCAGCAAGCGCAGCAGCAGTCCACGCAGGCGACGGAAGAAATCCAGCGTTTGCAGCAACAAATCCAGTCCTTGCAGGAAGCCGCAGACGGCGGCGGTTCTGGCGATTCGGGCGGCGGTGTGCTTAGCGGATTTTTGAACCGCCTTGATGTGATTGGCGATATTGCAAGCGGGCAGTTCCTTGCCAACATGGCAGTAAACGGCATAAACAGCATTATCGACGGCGTCACGGGTTCGATTGACGAATCAATCGGGCTTGCGTCCGACCTTGTGGAGACGCAGAACGTTGTGGACGTGACGTTTGAAGATTCCGCATCCACAATCAACAAGTGGGCGCAGGAGGCGCTGAACGCCTACGGCATCACGGAAACCAAGGCGAAACAGTATTCGTCCACGCTGGGCGCTATGCTCAAGTCGATGGGCATCGCGGATGACAAAGTTCTCCAAATGTCTATGGATATGGCGGGGCTGGCGGCGGATATGGCATCTTTCTACAATCTCGACCATGACACGGCATTTGAGAAAATCCGCTCCGGCATCTCCGGGGAAAACGAGCCCTTGAAGGCGCTCGGCATCAATATGTCCGTCGCAAACCTGAACGCCTTTGCCCTCGAAAAGGGCATGAATAAGGCGTTTGATAAGATGTCGCAGGCGGAACAGGCGACGTTGCGCTATCAGTATCTGCTGGAAGCCACGAAGGACGCTCAGGGCGACTTTGCGCGAACCGGGGACAGCTTCTCGAATGAGATGCGCAAGCTGCAAACAAACCTTGACCGCATCAAGACGGAGTTCGGCAAGGGGCTGCTGGGCGTTGTAACGCCCGCGATTTCGCTGCTCAACAACGTGCTGTCGGATAAGTCATACCAGTACACCACAGCCGAAAAAATCATGCAAGAGCGGGACGAATCAATATACGACGCAAAGGCGACCTATGCGCAGTCGCTCACAATCGTTAATTCCATGCGCAACATGGAGCAGGAGAGCGGCAAAGCGGTAAAGGCAACGAAAGCGTGGCAGGAAGCCCTCGAAAACCTTAAAAACGTTATGCCGGGACTCTCGCAATACGTTGATTTAACCTCTGACGCCATTATGGGCAACACAGAGAGAATTAAACAGTATGTGGATACCGTGAATGGCGTGTCGCTGTATGGTGCACATGATACCGCCGTTACCGATGCACAAGCAGCAGTTGATGAAACGGAAAAACAGCTTGAATCCCTATATGCACGCAGAGATTATCTAAACTCGCTAATTGGGGGGTCTAATGCTGAGGAAGTAAAAGCTGCATATCAGGATGCGGCAGAAAGCGCCTATTCGTCATTTGTGAGCACCATGTCTGATATCAGCGACTATACATTCGCCGATACTTTGGAAGGGTTTATGCGCGAAGCACCTGATGGGAGTTCGCAGTACAACGACATCATCAGAGCGCGTAATGGCTTCTATTCCGAATTTCATCATACGTTTACCGACTTGCAAGAAGATGCGTGGGAAATGCTCACAGACGCGATGAATCTGCAATCCTCCGATAGCAGCGCCGCCGCCGGAGAATTGGAAGATGTTAACAGGCAAATCGAAGAAACTAACGATAAACTGAACGAGAATCAGACCGCGCTTGCAAGGGCAACAGCGGAATGGGAAGCGTACAAACGTGCACACCCGGAAGCCGAAAAACAGGTAAAATTCAACGAAGCCATTGAGGACGAGAAGAAAGCGCTCGAAGACCTTAAAAGCACGGTGAAAGACGTTTACACCTACCAGGAAGATGCGCTGAAAAAGGCGCAGGAAGCCTACAAGGGCGTTGCGTCGGGCATGGGCTACATGGTAACGCACACGCAGGAGGAAATGAAGAAGCTCCTCGATACCGATTACAGCAAGGAAAATGTGCTTAGTTGGTACGGCACGAATGCAGATGCGCTACACGCCTACAATGATGCTTTGCAGCAAGCCGAAGCGTCTGGCGTTGACGTTGGCATCTTGTCAGGGCTTACTACATACTCCCGCGATAACGATGCGTACCTTTCGCGTCTGCTGAACCTAACGCCGGAAGAAATCAAGCAGCTAAATGCAGACTACCAGCGCGCCCGCGACGAAGAAAACGCGATGGCGGAAACCAAAACGCGGTATACGCTGGCAAACGATGAGACGTATCAGTCAATGCTTTCAACCATGGAGAAGGCGCTCGAAGCGTTTGAGCAAAAGGACGCAATCGCGGCATACATGGCGGAAAATAACAGCGCGGTTTTGGCTGGCATCAACACAATGCGCGAGACGCTGGAAGCAGAAATTCCGGGCATCAATGCGCTTCTCGAACAGTTGGGGTTCAAGCAAATTGATTACGAACTGAAAGATAAGCCGTGGATATCCGATTTCTTCGTTCGCGGAGATGCTGACCAGCGAGAAGAAGATATTGCGCACGAAAAAACAGCCCCGACGCTAAAAGAGCAAGCGCAAGCACGCCGCGCCCGCGAACAGGCACGAGCACGAAGCGGCTATGCGGATATGATTGAAGATGGGCTAATGCCCGACGACATCAAAGCCCGCGCGCAGCGGTGGAATCGGCTCGTCGAGATAAAGACGCAGGAGATGAACGACATCGTTGACATTTTGGAACAGCGCATGGAGGCAAACCAGCGTCAGCGGGAAGCCGAAGAAGCGGAGCAGTGGAACAATCGAGCAACAAAAGATATGCCGCCACTATATATGATGGACACGATTATTGCCAACGCAGCGCACCCTAAATTTGTGCCGAATACATACATCGGCGCACCTTCGAGCGAACAGCAAGAAAAAACAACGGGCGGCAATTTTTTCTCCGCCATCGAAAGCGCCATTGACGCAGCAAAAGAAATCGAAAGTAGAACGATACAGGAAGATTTTGTAACGCAGTCTATTTTCAATGCGCTTGGAGAAATGATGGAGAACTACAAGGAAAGCCTAAGAAACAATAGCGCACCCAACATTTTTAGCAATAGCGACGGCGTTCTCTTCGTTCAAGTTGCAAACCCGGACGAAATTGCGAACGCGGTTTCCGGGCTTCCGCCAACAACCATCAATAACACATTCAGCGTGGACGGCAAAACCGTCGCAACGGAGGTTGCTCCCATTGTTAACAAGATAATCGGCAGGGGCATCCGTGGAAATCTGATGGAGGTGGCGCGATAAATGGTAACACGATACCGCGCGTGGATGGGTGAGGAAGCGCTGGAAGACCTCGACCCGTCCATTATCATCATCGACATTTCGGAGGACGCGCCGAAGGAAGCCGTGACAACCGAAGCACGCCCCGGCGGGGGAATGTACCTCACCGGGCAGCTTCGGCAGTCCATCACGGTAACAATCGCCGTGGAAATCCACGAAGCAAACACCATCCACAGGCAGCTTGTCCTCGGTAAAATCATGCGCTGGGGCAGCGGTGGACAGTACCTGCGCACGTCATACCGCCCGGGACAGCGGTTGTACATCGACAGCATCGAGGCAGCGAGTGTTTCCGCGCTCAAATGGACGGATACGCTGGGAATCAAGCTGACGGCATACCAGCGTCCGTGGTGGGAGGAAGCAACTGTTTCCAAAATGGAAACAGTTGAAGCAAGCAAGAGTGGCATCCTGACGGTTTTCAACCGCGGGGAAATGCCTTGTCCGCTGGAAGCCGTTTTTGTGGCAATCGACCCGCTGACAAACGTTGCAATCAGTTGCGGAAGAGAAAAAATCTCGCTGACGAACATCAGCGTGAAAACGGGCGAGGAAATCCGCATCGAACACGACGATAACGGTATCCAGCAAATCACGGCGGCAGGGCAATCCGCAATGGGCAACCGAAACGGACAGTCTGCCGACGAAATCACGCTAAAGCCCGGAATCAATAAGGTGTCGTTTAGCGGCGACGGACTTTTGTCGCTGACGGTCACTGCGAGGGGGCGGAAATATTAACTACAAAGCATATGGTACACCGCAGGAAGTAACCCTAACGTCCAAAATAAAATGCCGTCTTGAGGTAAACCCTGATGTGGAAAATCCCACTGGTTGGAAGATGGAGGTCGGCTATCCAACAATCGGGAGAACAAAGGTCACTTTTCCGGTTGTTCTTCCCGCCGACGCAGTAATCACCTCCGCACGAGTACACGCAGATTTTCGGCGCAACCTTTGGGGCAATCAACAAAAGCAGGACGTAAACGATGTACACGTTGACGAGGCAGGATTCGCAACAGTAACACTTCCTGACGGGGAAAGCACCGTATCCCTTATTGTAACACTATCCTTTCAAATGTGGGAAAAAGTGTACACGGATACGGTTGAACGGACTTTTAACGTAGACGTCCGCGACATCTACCTCACAATCGACTATGTTTCCGGCATCATACCCGACCCGGACGCAAGCAAGGCATACACCAACAATGTCCGTTTGCCGCGTCTGCTGGACAAAAATCTGCGAGAAATCAAGCGCTTGCGCCCGTCGTCGTTGTCTTTGTCGCTGACAATCGACGATATTTCAACCGCAAGCATGACGCTTGTGGACGGTACATGGATGGACGCAACGCAGTTCGTGGAGTTGTACCACATCGGCGGCAGCGTCGGCATCTTCCGCTTGCGCTCGGACACGCAGACTTACAGAAATTACGCAACGCAGGAAGTTAACCTTGACCACGCTATTTCCACGCTGATGGACGGGCTTCTCCCGGAGCAGCTAAAGATAGGCAGTGCATCCGTTGACGCGGTTGACGTGCTGGCACAGCTTCTCACCTACCAACCGGAAACGCGCTGGCAGATTGGAACGTGCGAGTTATCGCAACACCTCACATACGATTTTGACGCAGGGACGAACATCTGGACAGCAATCAACAACGTCAAGGACTTGTCGCCCGCAGAAATGATGTGGCAGTACGACTTCTCCACCCATCCGTGGACGCTCAACCTCGTTAATATGCCAAACACCGTTTCCTGCGAAGCGCGTTTTAACGGTGCGCTAACCAGCGCAACGGTAAGCACCGACCGCGATGACCTTGTGACCCGTATGTATGCATACGGCAAAAACGGCATTACCGTTGGCACTGTAAACGATGGCAAGGACTACATCGACGCGGACACTATCGACGAGTGGGGCATCGTGTGCGGCAAATACTCCGATAACAGCATCACGGACAAGGAGACGCTGCTGGAGAACGCAAAGAAGGAACTGGCGAAAAAGAAAACTCCGCCAATTTCCATTGACGTTTCCCTTGTGGAACTTTCCGCCATAACAGGCTTGCCCTACGACCATTTCCGGCTGGGGAGCATCTGCCGGGTTGCAATGCCTAAATTCGGGCGGTGCTACGATGAGCGCATCCTGACACTTAACGCGGATAATGTGCTGCTTGAGCCGCAAAAGGTACAAGTCACCATGTCGACGGATGGCAAGAGCGTCAGCGGCATCATCGAGGCGCTGGGCGGCAAGAGTGGACTTATTTCCGCCGGAACGGAATAAGGAGGACGCATGAATGAGTTAAATTATACTTGCAACTTGTCTGCCGGGTTGCGGATGACACCGCTCAAAGCGGCGCTCGTGCAAGGCGAAGCAAACGCCCACACACTGAAAATCGCGTTTGAGAAGGACGGCGCGCCGTACAGCATGGATTCGGGCGCAACGATTGTCGGCAGCTTTATCAGGCTGGATAGCGTCGCAAGCACGGACGAAAACCCGACGATTCTTTTGCAAGGCGCAGTCAGCGACGGCGTGGCATCCGTGACGCTTTCCGCTGCTTGCTATGCTGTTGTTGGGCGCTTCCGCCTGATGGTCACGGCGACGGTCGGCGAGGACACGACGGCTATCTTGTGGCTTGAGGGACGCGTCGCGGCGGGGGCAACCGGGACGGTGTACGACCCGGATAACGTCATTCCCGACATTACAACGGTGCTTGCAAAAGTGGAAGACTGCAAAAACGCAGCGGCAAGCGCGAATGCAGCGGCAGAAAGCGCAACATCCGCAGCGCAGCAGTTTCTGGGGAAGTACATCACGGACGAGGAAAAATTGTTACTGCTGGAACTGCTGCAAATGGCGGCGTATCGCTCAAACACTGCTACACAAAATTATAGCAAACTATATGCAGCGTGGAAGGACGATGTATCAGCGCTTGAGGCACAGCGTCCGCGAATCGTTAGCGTTGAAGCGGACAAAACGACAATCGCCGTCGGAGAAAGCGTGACGTTCACGGTGACGCAGAAGAACGCGGCATCAATCCGCTTCCTTGTGGACGGCGCAGTAAACGAGCGAATCTATGACGTTCAGCAGGAAACGATAACATTCACAAAGCAGTTTCAATTTACCGGGAGCGGAACGCGGATTGTTGCATTCCAGGCGGTTGACGCGAGCAGCAACGTCGGACTGGAATCGGATAGTATCATCATCACAATTAAGGAGGCGGCACAAAATGGCGTGGAATCTAATCCGCAGGAATAACGGCGAGACTATCCACACGGACTATGTTGAGTGGATGTTGGATAACGCCGCCGACATCTCCAATGGCACAGAACCGGGGAAGTCTGGAAGCATCGGCAGTCTGGCGTACACCGCCGGGTTCGGCTCGATGTGGCAGAAGGACGCGCAGGGCGCGTGGGTGAAATTGGGAGGTGGCAACTAATGGTTGATGCAAGCACGATTGGTGTGATTCAGGCGCTTTACGGCACAGGCGCAAACGGTGGGATTCCTACGCCGCTGGTGACGGACAAGACGCTGGCGCTGGAGAACCGCGCGGCGGACGCGAAAGCTGCTGGCGACGCTATCCGCGCGGTCACGAATACCGCCAACACGCTTTCCGCGCGCGCGAATGTGTTATCTGGCAGTGTGTCCGGCGCGTCGATTACTGCGACGGATTCTTTCGCCGCGCCTTTTGTCGGACTGCGTGTCTGCGGCAAAAGCACGCAGGACGGCACGCCGCTCCCGACTGCGCCCGTGCCGATTGTCAGCGCGGGTGACGGCGGAACGGTGGTGGTCACGGTGTCGGACGGCGCGAATAATTCGCAGACGCTAACGCTGCAAACGCCGAACGCGCTGCCGGGCATCCCGGTCACATCCGGCGGAAACTACACGGACGAGAACGGGCAGCAGTGGGTGTGCGATGAGGTGGACTTGGCGCGCGGGGTGCGCGTGCAGCGCATCACCAAAATCAAGGTGACGTCTTCGCTCAACTGGCAGACGTCCGGACAAAAGGTTGATAGATACTTTGCTTGGTTCGCTGGCACTTCTGCGACAAATGTTCTTTGTACGCACTTTTCCACCACCGTAGGTTCGGAAGCTGTCGGCGGCGCTATCGCAAACCAAAACAACCTCATCGGCTTTGCCTATGCGCAAAAAGGCACATCAACACTTGATGAATTCAAAGCATTCCTCGACGCGAAAGATGTGTATGTTTGGACATCGCTTGCAACTCCCGTCGAAACCGCCCTTTCCGCTGCTGAAATTGCCGCGTACAAGGCGCTGACCACCTACGCCCCGACGACCAGCATCAGCGTTACTGATGGCGCTGGCGCAGCAATGAAGTATCAGCGTGACGTAAACATTGTAATCAAAAATCTTGAGGATGCGATTGCATCCATGACGCAAAATTAAGGGGGTATCTTTATGGCAATCAATAGTAAGGCACGGCATGATTTGACGCTGCGCGCGATTAAGCGCGAGATTTCCGCTGGGCGCGACGTGGCATTCTGGCTCGATAAGGCTTATGCCCACCTCGATAACGGTCTGTTTGGCGAGAACGACATCGCCGAAATTGAGACGTTGGCACAGGCGTACTATGATTCGCTGGACGCAGCGGAAAATGAGGGAGAAAACGCAATCTAAGTTGCAATTAAGTTGCAATTAAGTTGCAATTAAGTTGTAAGCAAGTTGCAATCTCGACTTTTAGCACTGCACAAATGCCGAAAAATCGGCATTTTTTAAGTTGCACGCAAGTTGCACGCAAGTTGCAAGTTAGTACCAAGTTAGTACCAAGTTAGTACCAAGTTTGAGGAGGTGTCATCATGCCCAAAATCGCAGTATCCGCCATTCTGGGCGACTTCCAGCGGATGCTTGACGAGCACTGGAAGTATACGGCTGGCGCAGCGGAGACGGGAAACGTTGACTGCTCCGGCGCGTTTGTGTGGTCATACCGTCAGCACGGACAGCACATCTACCACGGAAGCAACCGCATTGCGCGGACGGAAATTGTTGAGCTTGTCCCGATTTCCGCCGCAAAGCCCGGAATGGCTGTTTTTAAGTGCCGGAATCCGGGTGATTCGCGGTATGCCTTGCCGTCTGGCTACAAACAGGGCGGCAAATACTACAACGGCGACTTGAGGGATTTTTACCACATCGGGCTGATGGGTGAGGACGGCAAGGTTCTCAATGCGCAAAGCAGCGCGACGGGCTTCGTCGCTTCTCCCGTCAAGTCGTGGACGTGTGCAGGATGCCTCAAAAAAGTCGAATACAAGGAGGATACACCAATGGTGGATGATAACAACGATGTTATCTGCGTCGGACGTGTTACCGCGCAGAGCGGCAGCACGGTCAACCTTCGCGCAGAGCCGAGCAAATCCGCAAAGGTGCTGGAAAAAGTCAAAATCGGCACTTCCGTCAACGTCATCGGGAATAGTGGCGGTTGGCTGCACATCGAGACGGAGGCAAATCAGGGCTACATGATGGAGGAGTTTGTCGATGTGGGTATTTCCAAAACGGAAACACCCACGGTCTCTGAGCTTGCGGAACGCATCGAAAAGCTGGAGGAACGCGTCACAGCACTGGAAGGCGGGGTAGGTTGAGATGGAGAACATCACCGCCGATAAACTGATTCTGGCGCTGGGCGTGATTCTCGTCTTGCTGGGAGCATACAATACATTTTACACCGCGCGAAAAAATGTGAGGGACGAACGCAAGCGACAGGAGCAGCCAACAAACGCGCTGGCATCCAGCGTATCAGACATCAATCGCAAGCTGGACACAGACAAGCGCCGCCTTGATGGGAACGAAGAGCGCATCGGCGGCCTGCGTGACGGACTGATGGTAACGTGCGCCGGAGTACAGGCACTTTTGGAGCATGAGTTACACAACGGCAACGCCGACGAAATGACGGCGGCAAGCAGGGAAATTGATAATTGGTTAAGGGGAAACGCCCTAAAGGGAGGAAATGCAAAATGAGCGAAAATTTGAAGCGCAAACTGACGAGCCGCAAGTTCTGGGCGGCGGTTGTGTCCTTTGTGACCATGTTGATTATGGCGTTCGGCGTGGCGGATGAAACCGCAACACAGGTCGGCAGCATCATCATGGCGGGTGCTACGGTCATCGCCTACATCATCGGTGAGGGCATGACGGACGCGGCGGCAGTCGCAGATGGCAAGGATAAACAGAAGGAGTAACGCATGAGCCGCGAAGTCGTATGGACAAAAGCGGTTGTTGATGCTTTTGTGGATGAAGCCTGTTTGTCAGACGAAGAAGAACTGATTATCAGGTCGCGGGCAAAAGGCTGGACACGAACAAAGCAATCAATGCAGTACAATATGAGCATTCGCAAGATTGACTATATTATACACACGCTGAAAACCAAGTACGACGAAGCGCAGAAATACTCCGAGATTTTACCAAAAAGGAATATAAAGAAAGCCGGGACGTAATGTCCCGGTCTTTTTTTTGTTGTACACTATTCTTGCGCCTGACGCTTGCACTCAACGTCAAGTTCCGGATACACCTCCGCGATTTTCGCAAGGGTTTCGGTTTTTAGGCGATGGTACAGCTCTTCCTTGCCGACAAGCCCGAAAAGGTCAATCAATTTGTCGTCATACTCGCAAAGGTTATGACGGACGAAATTAACCATCCAGCGTTCCAGCGTCTCGGTGTTTGGGGTCGCCATATCCACATTGCCGTGTTCGAGAAACCATTCTTGCTTTGCGTTCAGCGTCGCCTCTTCCAGCACGGGAATATCCCAGCGCGTAACGTGGATGGATGCAATGAGGTTGTCGGCAATGCCTTCGGCGTTCTTGCGTTTCGTTTCGACGGCTTTTGCGGATGCCGCTTTCCGTGCGGCTGCTTTTGCCGCCATCGTCTGGAACTCCTGCGTCCCCATGACGGAACGCACATCATCCTCGCGCCAAAGCTTCATGGGCGCGGAGGACGCATAATGTGGATTCCGCTTAAGGATAGGCGGCGGCAGCAGCTTGTCTATCATGGACTTTGTGAAGCCCATAGACAATACGCCGCTTTGTGAAATGAGCTGTTCTTTTTGCTTTTCCGGCATGGTGTCCTCTTTATATCTACTTTGTAATATGTTCCTTTGATTTGCGTTTCCTATAATTTTCTCTGGCTCTGCGATTTGCTTCTTCACGTTGTTCCGAAGTCATCGATTCGTAGCGGGCTTTTTGTGCCGCACGTTTTTGTTCGGCACGCGCCTTGTCATATTCTTTTAGATACTCCTTTTTAGCAGCAAGGCGGCATTCTTCTGAACAATATTCTCCATTTCCGACGACAGAAAATGTCTTTTTGCAGTACTTGCAAATTTTCTCCTTCGGAACAACTCGCTTTCGCTCTCTTATGATATTTCCGGTGACAGCGTTATTGCGCTTTTCTTCCATTGACGCACGTCGCTGTTCCCGAATTGCTTCCGCAGTTGCACTCTCCTTACATGCTGGACAGTACTTCTGCTTTCCGCCAAAGACAATATACTCTTTCCCGCATCGCGCGCACTTATCCGTGCTTCCAAGCAGTCTTCTTGCGCCGCTTCGCCTGTAAATTGCGTTATGCAGCCGATTCGCTGCGTCCTGACATTCTTCGCAGCGTGTGCACTTTGTCGGACGGGTTACAACTTTTCCGCAGTCCGGGCAAGTAAATGTATGCACCATTTCTGGATTCCCACTTTGAGCACCAGTCCCGACGCGCTGGCGACGTTTCTCGCTTATTTTGTAGCACCCTTCGCTGCAATAAATCCGCCGACCATCGGGAACGCGCCCACCACATATTGGGCAAGTATTATTCAACTCGACACCCCCTGCCGATTATCTAATAACCGCAACGACCTCTGCATCGCGCATGATAATCTCCTGCTCGTCCTCGCCAATATGGCTATTGTCTCCATCGCAGCGCATCAGGTACAGGTGCTCATTATAATACACCTTGTTAATGCGCAACGCCCGCGCGATATTCTTGAGCTGTTTTTCACGCGAATTTGCGATAACAATTTGCGTTGCACAGACGCCATCAAGTTCCTCATCGCTCATCTCTCCGTCGTACCAATTGTACGAGTTGGGGATGCTATCTCCAACACAGAACTCCCGGTCATCGTTGCGAAGACCCCAGTCGTAAAAATTCAAGCATTCATCTTCCTTTGCCTTTTCCATCTCCGCAAGAATTTTTCCGCCGTAGCTTCGACGTCCATGTTATCTGCAATCTCCATGATTTCCTTGCAATCCATACGTTACCTCTTTCTGTCTAGGGGCTTTATTTTTTGTACCGCCCCTTGACATAATTATTATAGCACAAGTTGTGTAACTTGTCAATAGTTTTTTAAGATTTTTCGCAAGTTTTTTGCGTTCTTTCCGCAAGCCACTGCGATAGGGCAAGGCGGACAACCGCCGAATCACTTAGCCCAATTCGCTGCCCAATCGCCTTAATTTGCTCATTCTGCTCGTGCGTCACAATGACGTTCTTAACAATCCGATTTCCATTTTTTTTTAACATTTTTTATCCTCCTATCATTTAAGCAGATTATCAATTGCCGTTGTCGTGCCTGCGCCGCTGAAATAATGGACGGAAATGCCGCAACCGCGCGCAACGTCGATGACGGCGTAAAACTCGGTATGCGACATATACGCCGCCTGAATCCATAATTCCGACGCACTGCGGATGACGCTTTCCGGGCAGGTCGTGCCGTGCGGATAGGCGCGGATGGAAGGGAAACGCTCGGTCAGGCGGCGCGCCCATGCGGGATGCCCGCCGACGATGACAACACCGTCAGGAATGATTCTGGGGCGTTGCGTGTCGCCGGGGGCTTCCTGCGTGTCTTCCTGTGCGCTGCGCCAGAGCGCGTCGCGAAGGGCGGTCAGCTCCTGCGCATCCGCTTCATGTGTTTGGAGGGCGGCGAATGATTTCTGCGCGTCTTTCTCCTGCTGACGGATGGCAGCTTCCAGCTCGGCAATGCGCTTTTCTGCGGCGGCGGCGCGCTGCTCGGCTTTTTCCTGCGCGATTCGCGCTGCTTCCAAGGCGGCAGCGTCGCCGCGAAGGATTTTGTTGATGCAAAATGCCTTGTCCTTTTGGATTGCACGGGCAACCATCAGCGACGCGGCATTGAGCGCCGTTTTTTCGGGTGTGTCGGAAAGAATGATAGCGGCATCGTCCGCATTGATGCGGATGTCCGCGGTGTAATCCGAGACATCAATGCCAGCGCCATCGTACATGAGCGCGAACTCGTCAATCGCTTCCACGGCAAAACGGTCGTACAGGTCGCCGAAGCCAGCGACAGGCAGCTTTCCCAAATGTTTTTGCAGGACTTTTTTATCGTCCGAGGTCGTCTGCTCTTTTCGGATGCTTTTGATGTTAGACTGCAACAAAAGCCAGTCCGAGAGGTCGGCGAAGCTGTCATTGCTGGCGACTTTTCTTCCGGAAACAAGAATCTGGAAGAATGCAAGCATCGTGCGATAAAGCGCAGTATCGAGATTTTTGTCGAAAATCAGGCAGGAATCAAGCGAAATTTCCGCGCCCTGCGGGGATGACTTAATGGCATCATGCGTTTTATCGTATGTTTTGCGGTCAACCGCGCGGAGAAGTCCGCGAATGGTGGCTTCCTCGGCGGCGCGGAGAATGCCCAGCGCGTGAGCGGAAACAATCTGCTGTTCCGCGCGTCCGGCAGTAATTGCGACAGACGACTTGCCAGCGCCGCGCATGGTGTCCGCATAGTATTTCGCTGGTGACAGCGCATAAAACCGCTCCACCGCGTCGGGGTTGAGGAATGCCATTGCGCGCGCTACGATTGGCGCAAGGTCAACGCTGACGCGCCCTGCGTTCTTCATTATGCTGCTCCTTTCATCGCCTAAAATGATTTCGACGCGTTGCGGTTGCTTCCGCGTCCTCCAATCGCGCTTTGCAGACCATGCGTCGAACTCGTCTTAGCGGGCTGTAAGCGTATCGATGATGTCCCTCGCCTCGGTGGCGGTTGAGACGACATAGGCAGCATATAGCCACTTGTACGGAAACTTGTCAAGGTTTTGGCGAATAAATTCCTCTATGGTCACACCTGCTTTTTCTGCCGCCGCCGCAATCGCAGCTTGCTTATCGGGGTCGTCGCGGGTAGCGATAGCATCCGCGACTGTCTTTTCGTTCTGCGCAACAAATTTCGCACGGAGGTCTGTGGCGTACTCGACTTGCTTGTCGCTCACGCCATGAATTGTCGGAAGGCTCAATGCCGCCGCCGCTTCGCGCTGCTGCTTGCGCTGCTGCTTGCGGTAGCAGTCGGCGCAAAGAAGGGGATGAGCTTCCGCCCATTCCTTTTTGCTGTCCGCGTCCCGGCGATTGAAGCCGTCAATGCGGCGTTCAACGGTAGCGCCGCAATCAGGGCATTTGTAGGTGGCAATTGCTTTTGCCATGGTCATTACCTCTTTCCGTCCGGGGCTCTGTTTTGTACCGCCCCTTGACACTATGTATTATAGCACGAGTTGTGCAACTTGTCAACACTTTTTCAGGATTTTTCGCAAGTTTTTTTGCATCTTTCCAGCGCTTTGTCTGCATTTCCCAACCGTCCGAATCGCCTATACTATAATCAGTAGGAGGTGGTGCGGTGTATATCCACTACAACCCTAATCCGCGCGGCTTGCGCGTCGGAGATTGCGCTGTCCGTGCAGCATCAAAAGCGGCAGGGGAGACGTGGGGCAGCACCTATGCGGCGCTCTGTGCGCTGGGCTATGACTGCGGAGATATGCCTAACGCCAACCACGTCTGGGGGCGCTACTTGCATGAGCGCGGATTCACGCGCCACGCCCTGCCGGATACTTGCCCAATCTGCTACACCGTCGCGGACTTCTGCCGTGAGCATCCGCACGGTGTGTACGTCCTCGGCATCGGCGACCACGTTGTGTGTGCCGTAGACGGCGACTGGTATGACGCATGGGACAGCGGCGCGGAAATACCAGCATATTATTGGGAGAGGGAGGATTGATGTATGGCGTATGGTTATCCACAGTATTATCCACAGATGCCGTATTACAACGCGCAGCAGACGGCAATGCCCGACCAGCTTGCGCAGCTTCGAGCAGCACAGCAGCCGATGATGCAGCAGCAAGCGCAGCCGTCGAGCAACGGACTAATTTGGGTGCAGGGTGAAGCCGGAGCAAAGAGCTACCTTGTCGCCAACGGTTCGAGCGTGCTGCTGATGGACAGCGAGAAGCAGACGTTTTACATCAAGTCAGCGGACGCGGCGGGAATGCCGTCCATGCGAACGTTTGACTACGTGGAGCGCAACGCATCCGTAAAGCCATCCAGCAGCGCGCAGGACGCGCCGGAGTATGTGACGCGGGACGAACTTAACACGCTGACGAAGCGCCTTGAAGCGCTGGAAGGGCGCAAGAAGAAGGGGGTAACGCAGGATGAACCCACTGTTTAATGCACTTGGCGGCGGGCAGATGCCCGGAGCGCTGGGAAATTTTCAGCAGATGATGCAGCAGTTTCAGCAGTTCAAGGCGACGTTTCAGGGCGACCCGGAGCAGGAGGTGCGCAAGCTGATTGCATCCGGCAAAATCTCGCAAAACCAGCTTAATCAGCTGCAACAGGCGGCGCAAATGTTTCAAGCGTTCCTCGGTTCTTAACTTTGGCTATCATTGTTGCGCAACAATTTAGCATATACTTTAAAATTCCGAAAGGAGAAAAACAATGAGCATGACTTCGGAACTCTCCGCTTCTGACGTGGCTCTGCTTTCCGGCAGAAACAGCAACCAGAACGGCGACGGCTTCTTCGGTGGCAATGGCGCATACTGGATTATCATCCTTTTCCTCTTCGTTTTCTGCGGCTGGGGCAATAACGGATGGGGCGGCTTTGGCAATCGCAACGGTGGACAGGGTTCTGTCATGGACGGTTACGTCCTCACCTCCGACTTCGCCAATATCGAGCGGAAAATCGACAACGTGAACAGCGGCTTGTGTGATGGATTCTATGCACAGGCGCAACTTACCAATGGCGTACAGATGCAGATGGCTAACGGCTTCGCTCAGGCGGAACTCTCCCGCGCCAATCAGCAAACCGCGCTGATGCAGCAGCTTAACGCGATGCAGGCACAGGCGGCGGATTGCTGCTGCAAGACGCAGACGGCAATCCAGGGCGTGAACTACAACCTTGCCACTCAGGCTTGCGACACTCGCAACACCATTCAGAGCGGCGTTCGCGACATTTTGGACAACGCCAACGCTAACGCCCGAGCGGTGATTGACGCACTGACGGCACAGCGCATCGAGGCGAAAGACGAGAAGATTGCTGCGCAGAATCAGCAGATTTTCGGCTTGCAGCTTGCCGCGTCTCAGGCAGCACAAAACCAGTATCTGGTGAATACGATTCGTCCTTGCCCTGTTCCGGCGTACACGGTAGCCAACCCGTTCTGCTGCAATCAGACGCAGTATTGCGCTGGTTAAGCTCCAGACAGCTTCCTGCCTGTGCAGGATGAGCCGATAACGGCAACTGAAAAAGCGGCGGGGCGTTGATTGATTCGCGCCCTGCCGCTGAAAGGAGAAAAATCATGGCTGAATATACTGCGGCGGCGGCTCAAACCGTCGCCAATGGAAACAATGTCCTTTTTACAGACACGCCCGTCTGCGCAACGCGGTGCATCGTCCATCGTGATGGGTCTGGCATCGTAACGCTGCGGGGCATCACAAACGGACAGTGCCGCGCACGTTTCCGCGTCAACTTTGGTGGCAATATCGCCATTCCGACGGGCGGCACTGCCGGAGCTATCTCTGTTGCGCTTGCAATCGCGGGTGAAACACTTCCGGCTTCCACCGCCATCGTCACCCCTGCGGCAGCGGCGCAGTACCAGAACGTCAGCGTCGATACCTTTGTTGATGTTCCGGCAGGGTGCTGCACAACCATCAGCGTCAAGAATACCGCTGGCGTGGATATCGACGTGCAGAATGCCAACCTGATTGTCACGCGCGTTGCGTGAGGAAAGGAGAAACGCGATGAAATATCTGCATGAACTCAAAGAAAAACTCTGCGAAGAGCTGCAAGAGATTGCGGAGAAGCAGGATATGTCTGCTGGCGACCTCGAAGCTGTTCACAAGCTGACGGACACCATCAAAAATATCGACAAGATTGAGATGCTGGAAGCGGACGGGTACAGCAATCACGGCGGCGACTGGGAAGCGCGGGGCAGTTATGACGGTATGTACCGCGATGACCGATATAGCCGCCGCGGACGCGATATGCGCGGGCGGTACAGCCGCCACGACGGCACGGACAAGCGACTGATGGACGAGCTGGAAGAGCTGATGCGTACCATCGAGCCGGGAAAGCGTGACGTGATTCGGCGGGCGCTGGAAGAACTGAAAGAAGCATAACGGGAAGGGGCTGGCTGCGTGGTTACGCTGACGTGGATTGATGGGCAGATTGAGAAGGCAATCGAAGAGGGAAACAATCCGCAGAACATCCGCGATTTGGCGGCGCTGATTACAGTGCGTGAGTACCTCGCCACGCGGTCAGCCCCGAAAGCCGATGCACAGAGTGTGCAAGAATCCGCCGATGATAAGAAGCGCCGGGACGCGGTTGTCCTCATGACGCACAGCGCGGACTTGGACACAGTACCGACAATCCAGCAGGTGGAGACGGCGCTGCATTCCATCAGCGTCAACACGCCGGAGGAACGAAAGCGTGTGCAGGACGCGAAGAAGTGGGCACAGATTATCTCGCAGAAAAACGCTTGACAAAAAATCCCCTCCATGAATGCAACACGGAGGGGATTTTTGACCCCCGTTTTGACTACTTCGTGCGACGGAAAGAGAGTCAAAATTGCGAATTTGGGAATTGCGCATTTCGGCTGATTGTGCTGCAATCAAGTATTATCAAGGGATTGCAAGTTTCCTCAAAACCACGCCTAAAAAAAGCATATTCCTGACATGTCTATTATATCAGAAAAAGAACGCAAAATGCAAGGGCTGCCCCGACTTTTCCGGCGCAGCCCTTGATGTTATTTGCTGATTTCCTGCTGAAG